TAGCAAATACATCTTTTTAAAAACATTTCATATCTATAATAAAAATATGGAATCTGAAACTATATCTGAATCTAAAAATATCATTCAAATGTTTGACCGGTTAAACAAATTATTGATTTCTCTAAACAAAGAGGATTATTCATTATAGAAAGATGAAGAATTAAAAGACATCGGAATAACTTATCATAATGTTTGTGAAATCTATAAACAATTGGAAGTAAAAGATAAAAATAATACAGAACAAAAAAATAATTAAATAATATAAATATATAAATGAAATTGAATAAATGGCATAAATTTTTATTAACTATACTTTTTTGGATATTCACTTGGGAAACTTATACTATTTTATTAGAAAAATATAATTTATCTGATAATCAAAAAATATTATTAAATATGAGTATGTTATCTATAGTTATTGTATTAATTATAAATTCTAATAATTTTTTTAATTAATTAATTATTTCTAGAGTTCCAGTAATCAGTTCCATAATTTAAATATAATTCCTCACCTTTTTTGATATCTCTAGATGCTTTTAAAATCATATTTTCAGGATCTTGATTATGTCTTACATTAAAATTATCTGAATGATTATACATACTACACATACCAAATACTATAACTTCTTGATCTTTTTTAAATTTACTTCTAAAGGTATAATCTTTTATTTTACTATTTTCAAAATTTTTTTTATAGTCGGTAATTAAGGGACAAACTTCAATTACTTCATCATTTTTATAATCTTTATCAGCAAATACTCCTCTACCTGAATTAGGTATTAAAGATTTTTTTATAGTAATTTTATTAGTATATGAATTATTTACAGAATTATTAGAATTATTATTAGAATTATTAAAGAAATAATATAAAACTAAAATAATAATAATTATAGCAGAAATTATGTATAAATAATCAGTATTAAATTCATTTAAATTAATATCCATATTAATAATAATATAAATTAATTTCGTAATAAAAATAAATATATAATATTAATATAATACAAATATGAATACGGATGAATATAATTATTATAAAAATACTGGATTTAGAAATACGAGAAATCGTAAGAGAATATTAATATTAGATGTTGATGATACTGATGCTAATGATACTCATTTAGGTTCAGGAGATGAATTTAATATAGAATTATTTGAACCATTAATAATAGATAAGCAATCGGAGGTATATTTAGATAATTTTATAAGTTTTGGAGGTAATATATCAAATATACCGGAAAATTCCGGATTTTGTTTAAAAATAAATGAATTTAATATTAATTCTAATGTTGCTTCATCATCACATAGTAATAATATGTTTAATTCAATTATTATACCTAATGAGCATAATTCAGTATCAAACAATCATTCAGTTGTATTACATAAAGCGAAGAAATTTAATTATATTTGTGATATAAATCCTGGTAAGATAGGAAGATTATCTGGGAGAATTACAAATTTAAAAGGAGATCCTGCGTTTCATGGAACAATTACTACTAATAATTTTACATATGCTTTGACGGGTATTGCTAATACTGAATTAGAAGGTACTTTTCCTATAGTAAACAATCAAGCATTCACAAATATTTCAATTGATGGTTCGGCGCTGTCCCCAGCAGTAACAGGGAATTTTTTAGCACACCATGAAAATACTGCTGATACTTTACATTTTGCTACTAACGTTGCATTAACAGCATCTCAATTTGAAAATAATGATGGTGATATAATGTTTGTAGGTACTGATATAAAAGTAGATAATGATGTTGGAGATAATAAAAATCCTAATTTAAGTTTATTAGGTGGGACTGGTGCTAGATTCATAGCTGAATTTTCAATTATTGCGCGTGAATAAATAATAAATAATAAATAATATATATATATATATATATGAGTCTAGTAGGTTCAGTTAAAAAAGATTCTAAGCAATCTTCTTTAAATGTTCAGTCTGTAGAAGATTGTAGACAAATAATAGTAGCAAATTCTGGCGTCAGTGAAAATCCTGCTGATGCTGTCCTTGTTACTGATACTTCAGCTAACTCAATGGCTGATGTACCTTCTGGAGCAGGTGGTCAATCTAAGAACTATACAATAACAGTCAAAAAAACTATAAAAAATCCTTTAATAGAATATTCATTCGCTTTTGGTGATTGCCGCTCAGCAACGACACAGAGTGAAACTAATCATGTTAGAATAGGTTTAAATTTATTAGTCGCTGGTTCAGTTGTTCAGGCTATTGGAGCTATTGATGCCGATGGAGGATTAGATGGATACGATTCAAATACAGCCACATTCCCGTTTGGTTCAGGTTCTGGTAGAGGAACAGGTTATTATCCAGTTTGTATGCGCTACCTCCATAATGTTGCAATAACAACTGGTCAAGAAATAAAATTAACAATAGCTGCCACAGATGTAATTCAATTTCGTTTAAGAGATGTAATACTTACAGTAAGAGAACTTGGTTAATTTATTTTATTTTTATATATATATATATATATATAATATGAGTGCAGAATATGTATTAAGAGAATTTAGAAATATATTATTAGATTTAAGTGATAGATATGTATTAAGTGATTATCCACATTCTGATGATACAGTTAGGCAAGCTTGGATTACATATAGACAATTATTGAGGGATTTACCGAGTAATTCTACTCCTAGTTTTGATTCTAATGGTAATTTTACTGGGGTAACATGGCCTACAGACCCGGAGGGATATAGTGGTACTAAGGATCCGGATGGTGAAAGACATAATTAATTAATTATTTCTTTTAAAAGGACCACCTTCATAAGGGACAGAATAATAACCACAAAATTTATAGTAATTATTATCAGATTCATTATTAGAATTATCATCTTGTGTGTCATAATTTCTATCGGCAGTTTCAGGATCTTTAATTAGATTACCAGAAGCATCTATTCTTCTAACATCTTCTTTTCCAGGTTTATGAGACCAATAACCGTCTTCATCTTGTCTATAAAAATGATAATCTTGTTCTTCACCTTTATCATCAATAACTAAAGCAATTTTATAATGATTACAAGGGGGTTTATAATTTTTATTAACTTGAATAATATTGTAAGTATTATAGTCACTTTTTAATTTATTTAAAATTTCTGAACAATCGTATGAATTAAATTTACCAGAACTTAGTTCACCTGGTTGTAATTTTTTATCAGCATTTACTTCAAATCTATCAAAAGCATATGAATAGCAATTAGTATATTCACGAGTATTAGAATCTAAATTATTCCAATAATTAGGATTATATTTAGGTCTTTTACATATTTTTTTAGAATTATTTTGATTATTTTGATTATTTTGATTATTTTGATTATTTTGATTATTTTGATTATTTTGATTATTTTGATTATTTTGATTAATTTGATTATTTTGATTATTTTGATTATTTTGATTATTTTGATTATTGATTAGATATTCGTGTTGATTATTATTAAAATGGAATATATGTTCAATACCATATATTAAAGAGTTCATAATATATAAATATATAATAAAATAAAATTTGAATTTAAAAATAATTGTATATATATATAAATATAAATATGAAAATTACTGAAAAGATTAATAGATCTAGATATGTATTAAAGGAGATATTAAGTAATGAATGGGATACATCGGTAATATCGGATTATTCTATACAGGAGATAGATAAGATATATCAAGGGATAGATATAAGTGATCAATATATTAAATCATATGGAAATGGATTTGTATGTAATATTAGATTACAGCATAAAGAAATAAATAATCATTATTTGCATGTAATATATTTTAATTTTCCGGAATTGTCACCGGATGCTTCATTAGTGAAAGTGACTAAAAGAAATTTAGAGAAGGTAGAGCAGTTATATGTAGAAGAATATTTTAATAAAAATGATAGTGTAATTATAGTAATAAATGAGGGAGTATCAGAATCTATACAGAAAAGTATAGATAATTTAAATATAAGATTTCAGAATGAATTAAATGTGTTAGGATTAGATGAGGACACATTAAAAGTGTTAAAAGAAGAAAATATAGAATTAAATAAGGAATATAATTTAAAACATTTTAAGAATGTAAATATATTGGATATAAATTCATTAACAAATAATTTATTAAAACATAGATTGGTTCCAGAACATAAAGTAATAAGGAATAAGGAAGAGATAGATGAAATATTAAGTAATTGTAATGCTACGATAAATCAGTTACCAATAATATTAAAGAATGATATAATTGCTAAATTAATAAGGTTAGTACCAGGGGATGTGTGTGAGATTAAAAGGATAAATAATAAATGTGGTGAGAATAAATTTTATAGGGTATGTAAATAATTAACTGGTACTATAATTAAAATTATCACCATCAGTATTAAATCTACCTAAACCAGCTGCTTGTCTAAATTCATTAGATTCTACTTTATTTTCACCATCGTAATCATATATTTTATTATCACCACGGTCTACTAATACATTATTATCATAGAAAAGATTTTTAAGGTCTTGTTCTTGAATTTTATTTAATGATGGAACAATATTACAATTATATTTATTTTGGTTTACGAAACCTAGTGTGAATAAAAAGATACCTATCATTAATAATATAAATTTAATATCCATATTTATATATTATATATTTTTTTAATTATTCAGTAATCTCGTCATTTTCTTCTTGATCGTATAAATGTTCATCATAACCTTCTTGAACATCAATTACTTCGATGTCGGACATTTCAGGATGAACATCTTTTTCGTATTCATATGATTTAGAATAATTTTGATTATCTTGTTCAAAATCTTTATATAATGTTGCTTTACCCATATCATTCATAATATCATTTTCTATTTTTTGTTCTTTGGTCATACCTTGAGTTTTTTGTAAATAGGTATGTTTTTCTCTAGATAATTGTTTCATGATGGACATATTTAAATCATTATTATTGATATAAATCCATATTTTATCATAATATTTTTCATAAATATTTATTAATAAATCGAGTAAGAATCTTGATAGATTAATTATACAATTTTTAATAGATATATTTTCATCATTAAATTCAAGGTATTTAGAATATAAAATTTTATAATTATCAGATTCAGGATTAAGTAATGATTGTATAAATTCTACAATTTTATTAATTATAAATATAAATATAAATTTATTAATAGATAATAATAAATCATTATCTAATAAATTATTTATGGAACCTTTTAATTTATGAAAATTAATATTATATTTATGGATATAATTGTAAAGATCTTGGAAATAAATATGACTATTTTTAAAATTATATTCTTTAAAACCGGAGTATTTTTTACGGGAAGTTAAATCGGATTTATTTCTTTGAAAGAATAGGTCATTATGTAATAAAAATTCATTTACATCGATATATTTATTATATTCATTAATATTAGTTTCATTTAATTTATATGTATTTTTTTTTAATAAATTATAAGATCTATATTTATTTTTTAATCTGGAGATAGTAAAATATATATCATCTACAAATCGTTTATAGGTGTAGGTATCATTTATATCTTCAGTTAATTTATCTAATATTAAGTAAGTATTTTGAATATTATTAAGATTAGATAATTTTAGATTTTTGAGTCTTAATATTTGAAATTTATTAAATTTATTATAATATTCGTCATCACTGAGAATTTCAGTATATAATTCTTCCATATTTTTAAAATATTCATTTTTTTTGTCAGTTAATTCTGGTAATAATGAATCGAATTGATTAATAATGATATTAGGATCAATTATAGAATTTTTAAGTTTATTATCTTTAATATTAGAGATGATATTATTTAATTTAATGAATAAATTATCTTCATCATCATTATTTAAATAAATATTATCAGTGAAGAAGGTTAATAATCTATTTTCGATGGTAGTATTTAAATGTAGATATTTGAAAATATAAGAATTGGAGTATTTTTCGGTATATTGTATAAATTTTTTGAGTGATAATTTATTATTGAATGGTAAAAAGTTCATAATTTTTTCAAAATTTTCAAAATCTTTATTAATTTCAGTTTTATTACATTCAGATAGATTTTGTTTTAGATCTGTTCTATAATCTATTAAATAAAAATTAAGAATATTTTCACTGGATAAATTTTTAATTAATTCACCATTACCATCTATACAATAATTATTAAATAATTTGTCTAAAAATTCAGAATTTTCATTAATTAAATCATCAAAATTAGAATCGATAAATATTTTAGATGGATTATATCTATAAAAATCTTTTGAGATACAATTTAATAATAAATATTCAGTATTATTTAGATTAATATGTTTAAATTTAAGGATATTATCTTTATCTTTAGTATTATCTATTTCATAATTAGTTATAGAACCTATAATATGTTCTTTTAATAATTTATAATTTACAGATTTAAAACCATCTTTAATACTATAATCACATTCAATTAATAATTGATTAATATCGTTATTATTGATGGTGTTGATAAATTGTTTTATTAATAAATTTAGTATGGGGAAAGGTTTAGATTTACCATATAATTTGAGTGAATACATATATAGACGTTTATAAGATGGATTATTCATAAGATTAGAAATGGATAATTTGTATTCAATATATTTAGGTTCGGAGTTATTGATATCTTTTAATAGTGATATATTTTCGAGGGAATCGTTATTGATGAAGAATTGTTTAAATTGATTATCTTTTGAGGATATATAAAGATTAATATCGGAGACTAATTTGTTATCGTATAGGGGTTTAAAATTGGGCCATGATTTTTTAATAAATATATTATCTAAATTTTTATTTAGAGTAAAATATTTATTTATGGAATTATATAGATTAAATTGTGGATGCATAAAATATTTAATAGTTTTAATGAAATGATTATTAAATTTAATATTATCTAAAAATTCATTATGTAATACATTATCATTAATATTTTCTATATCATCTTCTAATTTTATTTCTATATATTGAATAATTCGTTTATTAATACTAGTAATATCATTAGATAAACTTAAATTTTTCCATGTTTCATCTTTATCATATATTAATACATTGTACATATCATTTAGATTAATTTTATAAATATTAGTTGATATTTGTATATGTATAAATAATAGGAAAGATATTGATAATAATTTATTATATTTTAGTAGATATTGTTTAAAATAATTGAATGCTTTATTTTTTTTCTTTTTATTTTTATCATTTAATTTTTTTTGTTCTTTATTTTTAATATTTGGGTATTTTTCTTTAATTTTGTTTACAAAATTGTTATTATTAAAATAGTTATCGGTGTTATATCTATAATTTATAAATTTTTCATTATCAATAAGATTATAAATTTTGACGATATTTTCGAGATCATTTTGTAATAATTTAATATTGAATTTTTTAGAGATATTGTTAATTTCTTCTTTAATATCGTCATTACCTTCAGTAATATTGGTATTAATGGTATCTTGATTTAATTCGGCATATGTGTTGATTACTGTGCCGTCGCTATAACCACTAAATGTGGTAAAATCAACATTATCAATTAAATGTCCACATACAGAACAGCAAACATTACCATCATCAGAATCTGGACAAAAAATAGATTTGAGAGATTCATAATATTCTGGGTTATCATTATTTATTTTGGTGGAGTAGTAGTAATGTTTACATAATATTTGTTCGTTAGTATCGGTAGAATATAACCAATTTATGTTTTCATCATCATTGGATGCTTCTCTACAATAAATTTTAATAAATTTAGAGATGAGATTATTTTTAATTTTGATATTTTTGGTATTGAAAATTAATTCTTTTACTAATTTAATTTTATCAGAGATATCTAAATCTTTATTAATAATTTTTAATTTTTTTATAGATTTAGGTTTTAATAATTTTTTATAAATTTTTTGATAATTATTGATATTATTTTTTATTAAATTAATAATTTTATTTTTATCTTCGTATAGTAAATCATTGATGGATATATTATAAATTAATAATAATTTTTCAAAATCGTTAAAATTATATAAATGATTTTTAATAATACTTAAATTATCAACGATAGATTTAGTATTAGGTAGGGTATTAGATAATAAAGTGCTTAAATCATATAAATTAATATTGTCATTTAAATCGAACATGAATGCATTAAATTGGTTATCAAAGGTATTTTTCAGAGAATCGAAATTAATATTTTTGTTAACTATATTATTATTAGATAGTGCTTGTCTAAAAGAGGTAGTTGAATAAGATCTATTAAATAATAATATATTTTCATATAAATTAAAATATTTGTTATGTAATTTAAGATTTAGATTATATTTGCTAAATTGTTCAGGGATGAATAAGAGACCTATAATATTAAAGATTTCATTTTCAAGATATATATTTTTTTCATTATCATTCATATCATAAAGTTCAGATCTGGATTGTAATAGATCGATATTATAATTTAGATCTTTAAAATCTGAGCATGGATTTAAGTCATTTAAGCAATCTCTAATAATTTTGCCATTATAATTAATTTGGATACCATATTTATCTAAACTGGTAATATATGAATTAAATTTAGTATTAAATAAAATATTTAAAGTTTTAATATAACCGGTATTATCTTCATTCATTAAAGTATATTTTTCAATTAATTCTTCTTCTAATGTAGATATAGAGGTATCTGATTTTTCGTTTAATATTTCATCACCGCTAGTAAATAATTTTTTTTTGAGTGATACGATAGGTAAAATAAAATCAGGTAATTTAAATTCATTATTATTAATCATATTTTTAATAAATGATAATACATCTGTTCTATCGATATCGGATATATATTTATTTTCTTTAATTAAATCAAAAAAACTATATGCCATATTTGTAATTTTATTAATTAATAATTCATCATCAAAAATATTATATAAATTAATAATTTCGGATATAAAATCTTCTTTAATTTCAGATTCATTATATTGTTTATATTGTTTATCTATTTCTAAAACATCTAATTTAATAGATTTTTCTTTAAATACTTCTTCATCATCTAATAAGGTTTGTAGTTCAATTTCATTAATACAGATTAATTCTTTTACTTCAGTAACGCCATCTTCTAAGAACATATCATTATCATTAATATTTACTT